TGATTTTATTGGTTATCCTGAAACAGAAGAAAAAGTAAGGTATTATACGGTAAGTAACGATGGGAAGGTAACATCCGACAGTAAACATAATATGTTCGGTTTTAAACCATATTATAGAACCATAACATGTGTTCCGGCACAAGAAGTAGAATTTAGAGGAGTATAATGGCAACCCCAAAAAAGAAAAACGACATTAGTATTTACCAAGGAAATGAATTGGTTGATAGAAGACAGGAACTTTTAGATAAGATAACCCAAGGGGATTCGTATTTGCCAGATTCTGTTTTACACGATGATTTAGATTTGGGTATGTTGGATTTTGTTAAGAATAATTTTAAAGTTGTTTCTGACGGTGATGAAATACCTATTATTCCAAAAATACTCACATTACAAAGATGGGGTGAATTCACAAATACGTGGGACATTTCGGATTTAGATGGTAATATAAAAATACCATTTATTAGTGTAATAAGAAAACCCGATGTACAACCAGGTACTAACCCAAGTTTACAAAGAACAATACCCGATAGACAACAATTTCATTACGCATCTGTACCAACATGGAATGGTACTCAGATGGGTGCTGACATATATAGAATACCACAACCCGTTGCGGTTGATATATCATATGAAGTAACAATATTATGTACTCGTTTTAGAGATCTAAATAAATTTAATCAAATTGTTTTACAAAAGTTTTCTTCTCGACAATCATATACTACAGTTAAAGGACACTACGTTCCAATTGTATTAGACACTGTTGAAGACAACACACCTGTTGATATTGAATCACGTAGGTTTTATTTACAAAATTATAAATTCACATTACTCGGTTTCTTAATCGATGATGAAGAGTTTGAAATTAAACCCGCAGTTAGTCGACTTTTCCTTATGAATGAATTCATAAAATCAAATAACTACGAAAAGAAATTTATGACTAAAAATATTGAGATCACGATCGCTAAGTTTACTGCGGACGGGACCAATACTGTGTTTAGTGTGGGTGAAACAATTGGTATTCTTTTTACTGTTGAGATTAACGGTATTGTTCAGACAAGAGATGATGATTTTTTCCACGTTGGATATACCTCAAAAATATCTTTTGCTTCTCCACCAGGTGAGGGGTCTACAATTACAATAAAATATTATAAAGGTAAATCAAATGTTTTTATTGATAGTTCAGGTAACCCAAGACAAGTCTCTACGGAAGATTTTGAATATACGGGAGAGTCTTTGACGTTCACAACAACAAATACGATTGATAGTGTGGTTAGTTTTGACCTAAATGGTTTGACACAATTAGAAGGTGAAGCATTTGAAATTTCAGGTAGAACTACTCTAACCTTATTAGGTACACCACGTGTTGGTACTATTGTAGGTGTAACTTATCTCCACTAATTACTCCCCGTAAAGGTCGTCTTTTTTAACCTTACAATGTTGATCTATCCACTTTTCAACAACTCTGTACATTTTAAATCCGTTGACATCACAATATTTTTTTAACTTATTATGATGTTCTTCACCTATTTTAAGGTTTTTACTGTTTTTATTCCCCATAAAGATAAATATAGATAAAAAAGGATCCTTAAATATACCCAAATAGAAAACTGTCGGTCTCTTTACTAAAATTCAGGATATTTATAATAAACAATAAAAATATTTAACTAAAGTAATCAATGGCAAATTCAAACAGAGTATTCGTTTCTCCAGGTGTTTATACATCAGAGAAAGATTTAACGTTCGTAGCTCAAAGTGTGGGGGTAACTACATTGGGATTGGCGGGAGAGACTATACAAGGTCCAGCGTTCGAACCAATACTAATAAGAAATTTTGACGAATTCAAAACATATTTCGGACCAACTTCTCCGACTAAATATTCGGATGGAAATCCAAAATATGAGTTAGGGTATGTTGCGAAATCGTATTTACAAGAATCAAATCAACTTTTCGTAACGAGAGTATTAGGATTAACAGGGTACAAACCAGGTCAATCTGTATCGATAAAAACATTAGGGGGTATAACAGTAGATACTGATGACTTAACTAATAGTACATCTGAAACACTTACAGGAGCAACTAACATCATTCAAACATCTTCATTTATTTCAGATCTTACTGGTAAGACAGCAACTGACGGTTCAACAGTACAGGCGTTTATTGAAAGTATTACGGTTTCTACTGGTTCCACTAAGTGGTTCACTATTGGACATGTTGAATCTTCGGACACTGCAGGATTATTAACTGCGGATCAAGTTACAGGTCCTATTGGAAGTAACTCAACCACTAATTGGTATAACGTATTCTTTAAAGAAAGTTTAGGTGTTATCGATGGTGTTTATGGATATCTTTTTGTCTATGACACAGTAAGTAATGGATGGAAAATTACACAGTATGAATATGCTGCAGTTGAAAACGAATATGGTGGTCAAGTAGTGGCATGTTTAAGATCAAGAGGTTCATATGCTGGACAGACACTTAATTTAGAAGTTACTGCATCTGCAAACATATTGGCGTCAGGTTCAGAAATTTCAAGTAACCCATTAGGTGAGTTCACGTTAGATGTGACAGGTTTAACGAGTGGTGTAAAAACATTTACATTGAGTTTAGATCAATCATCTAAGAAATATGTGACTAAAGTTTTAGGTACTACGGTATTTGGAAAAGATAAAAAAGACATTCCTGTTTATGTACATGAGGTTTATTCTAAAACATTAAAAACTCTAAATGAAAAAGGGTTAGTAAGAGGTTTAAAGATATCACAATTAACATACACAACAGAAGGTAATAGTTTTGTGGGTCAGTGGGAAACACCGGCATCACCAGTTGTTGTATCTGAAGTACGAGGTGGAACAGTTAATGATTTATTTAACTTCATTAGTATTTCTGATGGTAACGCGGCTAACACACAAGTTAAAATTACATTCCAAAACATTGACCTTGAAACAGGGGACTTTGATATTGTAATTAGAGACTTCAACGATAAAGACGATAATTTAAATGTACTTGAGAAATTCACAAGATGTACTATGAATCCTGAATTACCAGGTTATGTAGCGAGAAAAATTGGAACTTCAGATGGTGAATATGAATTGAGGTCTAAATTCGTAATGTTAAACTTATCGGTAAACCCACCTGTAGATGCAGTACCAGCGGGATTTAAGGGATATACTTCTCATTCTCAAGGTAATACAATTCAAGGTAGTATACTTTATAAAACAGATTACAATGTAGCGGGTACCGTAACAGGTTATACTGCTAACGGTGAGAGTAAAATCTCGAACGGAGATAAAATAAGAAAAGTTTCTCTTGGTATATCGTCACAGATTGGTTTCGATAGTGATATCTTAGAATATAAAGGTAACACAACCTCTAATGTAACTTACGGTTTTCACTTATCAACAAATGCATCGACCATTACGGGAGATACTACGTACAAAACTACATCATATGATTTAGAAGGTACTAATAAAGGTTTATTGGAAACTAAACAATATAGAAAATTCACATTAGCAATGGGTGGTGGATTTGATGGTTGGGATATCTACAGAGGTACGAGAACTAATAGTGATGGTTACATCTACGGTAAAAATACATATGTAAGTGGTGACACGAACAATAGTGGTGTATTTAGTACTGATATTGGAAATTCTGATTACTACGCTTACTTACAAGCAATTGAAACATTCTCTAATCCTGAGTCGGTTGATATTAACATATTTGCAACACCAGGTATTGACTTTTTGAACCACAGTTCATTGGTTAACAACACAATAGAGATGATTGAAGGTGATAGAGCNGATTCACTTTATATTATGAACCCACCTAACACAGATACGGTTGATGAAATTATTGATCAATTGGACACTGTAGAAATGGACACTAACTATTCAGCCACTTACTGGCCTTGGATTCAAGTACGTGACACTGATAATGCAACACAGATATACTTACCACCAACAGGTGAGGTTCTAAAGAATATTGCACTAACAGATAATGTATCTTACCCATGGTTCGCAGTAGCGGGTTACTCAAGAGGTTTAGTAAACGCGATTAAAGCGAAGAAAAAACTTACTTTAGAGAATAGAGATGACTTATATAAAGCAAGAATTAATCCAATTGCAACATTCTCAGACACAGGTACTATTATTTGGGGTAACAAAACTCTACAGGTTAGAGAATCCGCACTTGATAGAATCAACGTAAGAAGATTATTGTTAAGAGCAAGAAAATTAATTTCAGCAGTTGCGGTTAGATTGTTATTTGAACAAAATGACGAACAAGTAAGAAATGAGTTCTTAAGATTGGTTAATCCTATTTTGGAGTCGATTAAAAAAGAAAGAGGACTTTATGAATTCCGTGTGGTTGTATCAAATGATCCAGAAGATATTGATGCTAACACNCTTAGAGGTAAGATTTATATCAAACCAACAAGAGCACTTGAATTTATAGATGTTGAATTCTTAATAACTCCAACAGGAGCATCATTTGAGAATATATAATAAAAAAAAAGAAGGGGAGATACATTGTAGTATTTCCCCCTCTAAGTAAAAATTGAGATGACACCCAGTATAATGCCAGTGTAATGCAAGTAATAATTGATATTTAAATAATAATTATATATATTATATAATTAACTTATAAATCTTTTAAAGTTTGCTACCAGTATTACTGGGTAAATAAAAAATACGTAATAAAATTGACAAAGTCAACTTAATTGATAATAAATTTTAAAATATTTCACTAACAGAGATATTTATAATAAAGAATAACTAAAAGAAAACAAATATAAAGACATGGCAGATTTATTAATGAAAATGCCGGTTCCCTACGAACCGAAAAGAGTTAACCGATTTATCGTTAGATTTCCATCATCATTGGGAATCAATGAATGGTATGTAACGTCGGCGGCAAGACCGAGTGCTAAAATAAACTCGGTGGAAATACCATTTTTAAATACCTCAACTTATGTTGCTGGTAGATTTACGTGGGATACCCTAAGAGTTAAATTTAAAGATCCAATCGGACCATCAGCGTCACAAGCGTTAATGGAATGGTTTAGATTACACGCAGAATCTGTAACAGGTAGAATGGGTTACGCTGCAGGGTATAAAAAAGATATTGAATTAGAAATGTTAGACCCAACTGGTGTTGTGGTTGAGAAATGGATTCTTCAAGGTACGTTCATGCAAGATTTGAACTTTGGTGAATTAGATTACAACAATGATGCACTTGCAACAATTGATTGTACATTGAGAATGGATAGATGTATCCAAGTTTACTAATAAAATAATCTGTCAAATATATTAAGGGGACCAACTATGGTCCCTTTTTTTTTTGTTTAAACTTTACTTTAGTGTATTTATTCGTTACTATTAAATAATATGGAAGATAAACGTGAATATGTCATAGACCCAAACATCAGTTATGATGTTGTTGAGTTGCCGAGTCGAGGTATTATGTACCCTAATCGAACAAAATCCGTCAAAGTTGCTTATTTAACTGCGGCAGATGAAAATATCCTGTCTTCACCAAATTTAATTCAAAGTGGGGAAGTGATTAATGAGTTACTTAAAAGAAAAGTTCTTACTAAAGAAGTTGCAATTGGAGATATGGTTGAAGAAGATAGACAAGCAATTCTTATCTTTCTACGTAATACCGCATTCGGACCTGAGATTGGAATGAGATTAATTGATCCAAAAACAGAAGAAGAATTTGAAACGGTAATTGATTTATCAGAACTAACATACAAAGAATTCAACTTAGTTGAAGATGAGAACGGACAATACCCATATTTCTTAGAAAAAAGTAAGGTTGATGTTACATTTAATTTCTTAACACCTAATGATGAGAAAGAATTAAATGAAATCACCAATAGTTGGAATGGTCTTGGTACCGCACCAATCGTCACAAAGAGATTAGAGAAGATGATTAAATCGGTAAAAGGAAATAAAGACCCTATGAATATTAGGAATTTTATTGAAACAATGCCAATTGCAGATTCACAACAATTTAGACGATACGTAAGAGATAATAAACCTGGGGTGGATTTGTCCCGAA